GAAGATAGGTTCTATGTCAACCAAGAAGAAACTGTTGGTGAACTAGATCATCTTGTAATGGAAGATGGTGGACAGATTGTAATCGAAGCACAAACCTTTACTGATTTGGGTGTTGCATCTGAAGCTGGTGAGATTACTAAGATTGAAATGGTTAATAAAGGTAATGGGTTTTTAACTCTACCTTTAGTTTCTGATAGTGCAACTACAAGTGGTACTGGTTCAAGTCTATTTTCTGCATCAACACAAACTCCAATGGTTGGACATATTGAGGGAATCTCAATTACTAACTTTGGTTTGGATTATGCATCCGCTCCAAACTTTACACTCAATAGAAATATATTAGTTAAGAATGTATCTGGTTCTTTTACTGCTGGTGATACACTAGTAAGTCATAATGGTGTGGTTGTAAACTTCAACCCAACAACAAATATTTTGGAACTTGATACTACTGTAGATTTCAATAAGGATGACCCAATACAATCTATTACTGGTGCAACTGCAACAGTATTCCAATCTACACATGCAGAAGCAACATCAACAATTGGAACAGTTGGACAAACCGTTGGTAGTTTTATAAACGACCAAGGTAAGGTGTCTGAATCTGAAATGAAAGTTCAAGACTCATTCTATTATCAAGACTATTCTTATGTGGTTCGTATTGGACAATCAATCAATGAGTGGAGAGAGTCGGTAAGACGTTCTGTTCACCCTGCTGGTTGGAATGTATTTGGAGAAGTTTCATTCTCAACATTAGTGTCTGCAACAATTCAAACTCCAACTGCTGGTTCAATTGGTGATTACTATGGAGATGATACATACTCACCAGAACTTGCATCTACATTCACTAACCTATTCACTACAATATTTGGTAGACGTTTAGGTACTATAAATGATTCGACTGCAAGAGTCAATGCTGGTGTGGGAGTTGCATTATCTTCTGACTTGACAAGTGGGCAAAGAGATGTTACACTGACTAGAGATTATACAGTTGTTCTAAGAACTAATAGGGGGTCTCATAACTCTGGTAATAGGTTATCAAATCTTCCTAAGTATGCATTTGCAGTTCCCCCAATTGGGACTTCAGAAACTATACCAAACTATCCAGGCTTAACTAGAAGTGTAACTGGAAGTGCAGATCAATCTCGTGACTTGTATACTATAGACCAGTGGGGACAATATAGAATTAATCAAGTTTCTGTGAAGGCAACTAACACAAACGAATTTGATTCGACAACAACAACAATGGATTCATCATCTGATTCATTTGACAATATTGATAAATATATCATACCACAAAGTGCATATAATACAAGAGTGAATATTCCTCCTCCAAGTCAGATTTTAGTTACTTCTGCTGGTACGAGATTTAGTTCAGATAATGTAGAATTTGATGATAATGTAAGAACTTTTGACACAAACTGATATAGAAGTCTTATAAATAATATAAAGAAATTAAGGGAAAACTAACATGGCATATCAAGCATTAGGATTAGGTACTACCGCAAATGACGGTACTGGTGATTCTTTACGCACTGGTGGTGACAAGGTCAATGATAACTTTGTAGAAGTCTACACTAAACTTGGTGATGGAACTACACTTACTGCTGATACTGTTACTCTCCTTACTGCGTCACAAACATTAACAAACAAAACTTTAACAAGTCCAACCATTACTGGTACTGGAGCAATCGCTGGTGTATTCACTGGTAATGTGACAGGTAACTGTTCTGGAACTTCTGGTTCTACTACAGGTAACGCTGCAACGGCAACTGCTCTTGCGGCATCAGTTAATATTGCTGGACAAGCATTCGATGGTTCTGCTGCAATCACAATTGCAAGTACAGACTTGAGTGATTCAGCAACTCTAATTACTGCGGCAAGCACTACAACATTTACAAACAAAACTTTAACTTCACCTATCGTTGGTGGAGATGTAACAACTGCATCTGGCAATCTTTCATTAGACTCTGCAACACAGATTGTAGAAGTAAAGGGTGACGGTTCAGCAATTGAGGGACAGATTAAACTTAACTGTCATGCAAACTCACATGGGCAAACAATCAAACCACAACCACATAGTGCAAGTGTAACAAACACAATGTTACTCCCTGCTGGTGCGGATTCTACATTGGTAAGTTTGGTATCTACTGATACACTTACTAACAAGACTTTGACATCACCTACTATTACTGGTACAGGCGCAATCGCTGGTGCATCATTCACTGCATCTAATCATGTTCAATTAGCAGTACATGCAGATACAACTGCAAGAGATAGTGCAATATCTTCTCCTGTCGCTGGTATGATGATTTACTTGACTGCAACAAATAAAGCACAAGTGTACAATGGTACTGCTTGGACAGACTTACATTAAGGATAGATAACTATGGCAATTGATAAAATTACAGCAAGTGGACTTGGAGATGGTGGGGTTTCAACTGCTGATATCGCTGATGATGCGGTGACGCTTGATAAACTTTCTGCATCTGGAACAAAAGATGCAACCACATTTCTTCGTGGAGATGACTCATTCCAAGTTGTTGCGGTAACACCAACAGCGGTTTCAGACCAAGCAAACACATCCACAGGACAGTTTGCCCTTCCATCTGGTACAACTGCACAACGCCCAGGCACATCATATACTGGTGCTCAAAGATACAATACAGACCTTGGAGTTATGGAATATTACAATGGAAGCGCTTGGACAAAGGTATCTGCTCAACTGTCAGTACTTTCCAGTGTCACAGGAAGAATTTATGCTGGTGTAGCATCTACACTAACTCTTGCTGGAACTGGATTTCTTTCTTCTAATTTAATTGTAAACTTTGTACAGGCATCAGACTCAATTGATATAAATGTTACAGTAACACCCTCAAGTGATACTGCTGCAACAGTAACAATTCCAAGTACAGTATATTCAAATGTAACTGCTGGAAGAGTGGTTGGGATAAGAGTAACAAACAGTGATGCTTCCCAATCGGCTGTTCAAAATGTCACTGCGCTTGCTCTACCTTCTGGTGGAACAATCTCAACTACTGGAAATTATAGAGTACATAAATTTACATCTTCTGGCAATTTTGTTGTTCCAGCTAACACAAGTTTCTCTGCAAGAGAATCACTTGTTATTGGTGCTGGTGGTGGCGGTGGTGCTGATAATGCTGGTGGCGGTGGTGCTGGTGGATTAATTCACACGACATCTGAAACCTTTAGTGCTGGTAATACATATGCAGTAACTATCGGTAGTGGTGGTTCTGCTAACACAGCAGGGTCTGATGGTGACAGCGGCCCATTCGCAACAAATGGTAACAATTCAGTATTTAATGGTCGAACTGCTAATGGTGGGGGCGCTGGTGGTTCTGGTGGCGGTGCCAACGCATCGGCTGGTGGTTCTGGTGGCGGTGGTTCTGGTGAAGCTGCAAACGCAACTGGTGGTGCTGGAACATCTGGACAAGGAAACAGAGGCGGTGATGTAAGCAATACTGGAGGCGGTGGAGGCGGAGGCGCTGGTGCAGCTGGACAGGATGGTGATGTTCGTGGAACTGATTTAGGTGGATACGGTGGTGCTGGACTTCAAAAAAATATAACAGGAAGCAACCTTTGGTATGCTGCAGGCGGTAACGGTAGTAATAATAATGGTGTTTACGAAACCCAACCCTCAACGAATGGTATCGGCGGTATAAGTAACACAGGTGGTTCTTCTGGTGCAAGTGCTGGTGCAGTTAACACTGGAGCTGGTGGTGGAGCAACTACACACACCACCAACACTCATGGAACTGGAAACGGTGGTTCTGGTGTTGTTATTATTAGATATATACTGAATTAAAGGAAAAAACATGGCACATTACACAAAAGTATTGGATGGTATAGTAATTAAAATTATTGCTGCAGAACCCGATTTCTTTAACGATTTTATAGATGACTCCCCAGGCGAATGGATTCAAACTTCTTTTAATACACGGGGCGGTAAACATTATGACTGCAATACTGGAGTAGAAGATAGCGGAACACCTTTTAGGAAAAATTATGCTGGTATTGGATATTCTTACGACTCCACCAGAGATGCATTTATTCCCCCAAAACCATATCCTAGTTGGGTATTAGATGAAACAACTTGTTTGTGGAACTCTCCTGTAGCACGTCCATCTGATTTTAATGGAGCAAATTATAATTGGAATGAAGAAACCCAATCTTGGGATGCGGTTGAGTAAACTCACCTAAATAAAAGTATAAAAGGATAATGGAAAAATAACATGGCAGCGATTATTACAGAAAAATTTAGATTGCACAACGCAGAACAATTTCAAGAATCGTTCGGCGAAGCTGCAGCATCTACATACTACCTATTCATAGGTAAGAGTTCACCGTTTAGTACCAGCACATCTGGTGGTAACGATAACGCACCCCCAACCCCTAGTGACGATATAACTACAGAATTTTACAAGTGGGATTCAATGCTTGCTGCTAAGCTGATTTCTTCTTCTGACGTTTCTTATGTTATTCCTCGTAGGAACTGGGCAAACAATACAACTTACGATATGTACGAACACGACATTAGTAGTTCAAATACGACAACTAGTGGTGCATCAAACTTATTCGATTCAACATTCTACTTTATGACCACTGATTTCAGAGTATATAAAGTACTTGACAATAATGGTGGTGTTGCGTATTCTGGTGCAGAACCTACATCTGAAGTTACAGGCCCATTTGAATTGGGTGGTTATACACTTCAGTATATGTACAAACTTACAACTTCAGAAGTTCAAAAATTTGTTACTTCAGATTTTATTCCAGTATCAACTGATACTAATGTTGGTAGTGCAGCAGTCAATGGTTCAATCGATACAGTTAGAGTAACTGCTGGTTCTGGTTATACAGATGGTACTTACTATGCAGCGATTGATGGTGATGGTACAAATGCTGGTGGTTCATCTGGTGGTATCGTTGAGATTAGAGTCAACGGTGGCGCAATTGTAAAACAAAGTTCAACAGGTTCAAACGTCTATGCAGCAGGTGTGGGATACACATTCGCAACAGTAGACCTATCTACAGTATTCACAAACACTGCACTTTCTATTACTGGTAACATTGGTGGTGGTAGTGGTGGTTCAGTTCAACCAATCATTTCACCTAAAGGTGGACATGGAGACAATGCTGTTTCTGAATTGGCTGGACACTATGTAATGATGAATGTTAAACTTGAACAAGCAGAAGGAGATGATTTAACAGTTGCAAACGACTTCAGAGAAGTTGGTATTGTTAAAGACCCTTTCAACTTTGGTACTACAACAGTATCAAGTGCATCAACTCGTAGACAAACATATGCAGTTAAACTTGCAGCAAACCCATCTGCACCATATGAGATTGACGAAAAGATTACTCAATCAACTACTGGTGCTGTAGGTAAAGTTGTTGAATTTGATTCTGCAAATAACATTCTTTATTACTTACAAGAACAATATGCAAATCATGGTATTGCTTCTTCTGGTAATACAGTTGCATTTAGTAGTACTCATACAATCACTGGTGATACATCTGGTGGCGCTGCAGCGGTTTCTTCAACGGCATCTGAAACAGTAACATTATCTGGTGGTTCAACATTAACCTTTACAAGTGGTTATGCAAATCCAGAACTTGAAGCAGATAGTGGACACATTCTATATGTGGAAAACAGACGCCCCATATCAAGAGCATCTGACCAAACAGAAGATATTAAAATTGTAGTGGAATTTTAAAACATGGAAAAGACAAACCTCAATGTCAGTCCATATTACGATGACTTTACTGAAGATAAAAATTTTCATAGGGTATTATTTCGCCCTGGCTTCTCAGTACAAGCACGTGAGCTGACACAACTCCAAAGTATTATGCAGAACCAAGTCGAAAGATTTGGACGCCACATGTTCAAAGAAGGAACAGTGGTTATCCCAGGCTCAACTGGTTTTACAAACGAATACTATGCAGTAAAGTTGCAATCAACAATCTCTGGTTCGGATATATCTGAACAGATTCAAAGTTATGTTGGTAAACGAATTACTGGTAGAACAACTGGTGTTGTTGCTGAGGTTATCGAAGCATTTGCCGCAACTACTTCTGACCCTATTACTCTTTATGTAAAGTATGTAAGTAGTGGTACTGACAACGTAACTGCTGTATTTGCAGATGGTGAAAATATTAATGCAGATGGTATAGTGGGTTCTTTTGGAAGTGGTGTAGACTCTGCAACTCTTCAAGCAACAGATGCAACTGCAACAGGTTCTTCTGCAAATATCGAAGAGGGTGTTTACTTTGTTCGTGGACATTTTGTTAAGGTTGCAACGCAAAGACTTATTCTAGACAAATACACTGATAGACCTTCTTATCGTGTTGGTCTTACAGTTACAGAATCTTTAGAAACACCAGAAGAAGATACAACTCTTTTGGATAACGCTCAGGGTTCAACAAATTTAAATGCAAAGGGTGCTCATCGTTTAAAGATAACTTTGACTCTTGCAAAACTTTCCTTAACATCTACTGATGATTCAAACTTTATTGAACTTCTTCGTACTGACTTAGGTGTCATACAAGAGAAAGCAAGAAATACAGAATACTCTGTTATTGGTGAGACACTTGCTCGTAGAACTTATGACGAATCTGGAGATTACTCTGTACGTCCTTTCCAACTTGATATTCGTGAAACTTCGAATGATGGTTTGAATAATGGTATCTATGACCCTCTATCAATTACTGATGATCAGAACTCTGCTACTGATAACCACTTGACAGTTCAAGTATCGCCAGGCAAAGCATATGTTCGTGGGTATGAAGTAGAAACAATTGCACCAAGATATATCGATATTCTTAAACCAAGAATCTTTGAGAATTATAATGCCGCAGTTACTCCTGTAGAAGTTGGTAACTTTGTTCGTGTAACAAATGCATACTCTTCTCCAGAAATATCTCCATTCATCTCTGGTGACATTTCAGAACCGTACAGACAAATTGGTTTGTTTGATACTCAAACAACTTCAGCAGGTTCTAAGTCTGGTAATCAAATTGGTGTTGCTCGTGCAAGAGCATTTGAACACTTCTCTGGTGTTGCAAACTCACAAAGTGAATTTGGTACAGACGCACAGTATAACTTATACCTCTTTGACATTAGAATGTTTACTAAACTCACAATGAGTGGTACACCTTCTGCTGTCCCTGTTGCTGGTGATAAGATTACTGGAGTGAGTACAGGTGCATACGGTTTCGTAGTAGCACATGAAGTTGATGG